TGACCGTCCCGCCCCCGAGGCCCCAGCCCCAGCGGAACGCGGCAAACCGCGGCCCTGGGGCCTTGTGGGTGAAAGGACGGGAGAATGGGAAACCCCTACACGAACACGCGCCCCAGCAAGGTCTCTTGCGGCGGGGTCAACTGGATCTCTCACGAAACCCACAACGTTTCGGACGACCTGGCCAAGGTTCTGGAAGCCCGGGACCCGAAGACGAAAGCTTTGACCCATCCCCTTCGGGCGGGGAAGACGCCGATCCTTCGGCCCGGCCGCGTGGAACCGCCGCCGGAAGAACCGGCCGTGAAGGTCGCTTCGCTCGGGGATCTGGACCTGACCCGGGCCCTGGCTCAGGTGCGGCTTTGCCAGGATATCCAGACGCTGGCCGCCTGGCACGCCACGGAAACCAGGACCGAAATCCTGGCGGCCATCGATCAGCGCGCGCGGGAACTGACCAACAAGGCGTGACGCGTGGCCGCGCTTCCGTTCCCCATCGATCTGGCCACCTGGCGGTCCCTGTTCCCTGAATTCGCCACGGCCCCGGACATCCTGGTCCAGTCCCGCATTGACCAGGCCGCGCTACGGATCGAACCACTGGTCTGGGGGGAACGTTCGGGAGAAGGTCAAGCGTTCTTGACCGCCCACCTTCTGACCCTTGCCCCGGGTGGTCAGTTCGCCAGGCTTCAAAGCGACAAGGGGAAAAGCACCTACGGGACGCAATTCGATCAAATGGTGGTCGAAGTTACCGCGCTGGTCATGCGAGTGATCTAACCATGCCCGTTTCGGACAGGGACAAGGGCTTTCGTGCTCTTTTCGGCCGGCTGGCCGGGGCTAAGGGCCTGTCTCTGACGGTCGGGATTCATGGTCCAGAAGGCTCGGAACCGGCCGCCGGAGGCGGGGAACTGACCGTGACCCAGATCGGAATCGTCCACGAATACGGCCTTGGTAACGCATATAAAAAGAAGCCTGGGGGACGGTCGTTTATCCGCGCATGGGCGGATGAGAATAAGGAACAGAACCTGGCGACCCTGGCCAAGATCGCCCAGGCCGTGGTCCAGGGCAAGTTTGACGCTCGGACGGGTCTGGATAGGGCTGGGCTCTTGTTCGTGGCCCAGGTTCAAAAGCGAATTAAGGCGGGGATTCCGCCCGCGCTTGACGAAAAGACGATCGCGGCAAAGGGATCGGCCACGCCGCTGATCGATACTGGGCAACTGTGGTCCAGTATTCGTCACAAGGTTTCAACGGAAGGTGAACAGAAGTGAACCTGACCGTGATTCGGCCACTTCTGAAAGACCAGGTAGCCACCCTGGTTGAACTTCCCACGGTCTGGGAAGACGAACCACGTCCCTTCAATCCGGGGGCGATTTGTATCCTGACGTTTACCACCATGGGATCCCAGGGCTGGGACGAATGCAGGACCCAGCAAGACCTTAACCAGTCCCGCGGTTTGGAGATGCAGGATCAATGGTGCGGGAATCGGTTCTTTACCCTGACGGTCAGGGTGGAAGCCCTGGATCAGACTGATGCAGACTTCGCATACAATCACCTGTCCACAGTCCGGGACAGGTTCTGGTTCCGTGGCGTAGCAGCGGCGTTCAGGGCCCAGAATCTGGCGATCACGGAACTGGAAACGACCGTGGACCTTACCGCGCCCCAGGACGATCGGAACCGATCGATCGCAGCTTTCGATGTCAAATTCGCCGCTCGGACCAGTACCCTGGATCCGACCCGATACCCCTATATCGACCCGCCGCCCGTAACTGGGACCTTGCGCCAGCCGTAGGTCCCGCGGTAAACTTTCAAACGGAGCTAGAAGAACATGGGCCTGGAAGAAGTTGTCAACCTGACCATTACCACCGTCAGCCAGGGCCCCAGCCGAGCGTCTTTCGGTCGCCCGCTGATCATGGCGTACCATAACGTGGTTCCGGGGATGATCGTGCAATACAACTCCCTCGCCGAAATGACGGACGCTGGATTCCTGGTCACGGATCCGGCGTATCGCGCGGCGAGCGCCGTGTTCAGTCAGAACCCCCGGCCCACGGCCGTTTACATCGGGAAACGAACGCACGCCTATACTCAGACCCTGGAATTCTATCCACTGAATACGACCGTCGGGTTTCACTACACCTTCGAGGGCGTGGACTCGGCCGGAGGTGTTACCGCGTTCGATTACACCGTCCAAAGCGGGGACACCATCGCCCTGATCTGTACCGCCCTGGCGGCCCTGATCGACCCCATGGCGAACGGAACGGCGACGGCCGCGTCCACGAAGGTTACCTGGGCGTCCACGGCCGGGAAGCTGGCCAATTTCCGGAAGCTTCCTCGGATTCAGGACATGAAGGTCAAGGACGTGACCGCAGATCCGGGAATTGCTTCGGACCTGTCCGCAATCGAACTTCTGGACGATCTGTCCTGGTATGCGATCGGTTTCGACCACGCGTCCAAGGCCGTGATCGAAGCCGTGGCCACCTGGGTCGAGTCCCGGCGAAAGATCGCCCTGGTCAACGTCGTGGACTCGGAAGCGTCGGACAATTCGATCACCAACGACGTCCTGTCTGATCTGAAAGCCGGCGCATACATGCGAACCGAAACCCTGTTCAGCCAGACGGAGGTCCTCTCCTACTCCGCACTGGCCTGGGAAGGGGTCATGCTGCCCAAGGACCCGGGAAGTGCAACCTGGTCTTTCAAGACCCTTCGGGGGATCACGGCAGACACCCTGACGGGCAGTCAGAAGTCCGTGATCCTGTCCAAGCGAGGGAACACCTATACGACCGTGGGCGGGCTGAACGTGACCCAGTGGGGCCAGGACCCGGACGGCGGGTATACCGATATCGTGATCGGAACGGACTGGCTGTATGCGCGGATTCAGGAAGCCGTTTTCGGAGCGTTCGCCGCGAATGACAAGATCCCTTACACGGATAGCGGCGTGGACACGATCCGGAACGTGGTCATGGGCGTTCTGAAACGGGGGATCCTGTCCGGGTTCCTGGCCGCTGATCCGGCCCCGGTCGTGCAAGCGCCGAAGGTGGCGGATATCGATCCGGCCGAGAGAGCAAATCGCAACCTCCCGGACGTGGAATTTTCGGCCACGTTGGCAGGGGCGATCCACACCGTGGAAATCAACGGACGTCTGAGCGTCTAAGGGGCGAGCCATGGCCGAAGAAACGAAAGTCTATGACCTGGGGGAAGTGACCTGCAATTTCCTGGGGATCCCCCTGGACCAGATTGGGGGCTGGGGCGACGGTGGCGGGATCGAAGTGGAATATGAGGGGGATTCCTTCGATTGGAAAAAGGGCGCCGACGGGTCCGTGGTCCGGTCGAAGACCTACGAAAACAGAGCCACGGCTAAACTGGTCGTCCTGCAAACCAGCGCCGTGAACAAGGTTCTGTCCGCCCTTCTGAATGCGGACAATGCAGCCAGCAACGGGGCCGGGGTCGGCCCGGTCCTGATCCGGGACCGCCAGGGCCTGACCGTGATCTCTGGATCGAAGGCGTGGATCAAGGGCCGCCCCAAGACTGTCCCGTTCAAGGGGACGGCCGAGAATCACGAATGGCTGATCGCGATCTCGGATGTCACGGACTTCATCGGAGGGAACTGACAGACAGGTCCCGAGCCTGGCGATTTAGTATCCTGGGCCCTCCCGTCCTGGGGTTCTGAATCGCCAGGCTCGGGGCCTGTTCATTTTACGGGAGAAACAATGGGCGTCAGCAAAGAGAGAACCACGATCGGGGATACAACATACGAAATCCAGACCTTCGGGACGAAGAAGGGACAGGCGGTCCTTTTGCGTCTGTTCAAGACTCTGGGCCCGGCGGCGGCCGAGATCACGTCCAGGGGCTTCGACGGGATCGGCCAGGCGCTGGTCCTGGCGTCCACGAACACGTCCGACGCTGACCTGACCTTCGTCCTGGATTCGCTGGCCGAACAGACCACGGTTTACCTCCCGACCACGACCACGGCCGGATCCGGGGCCGTCGGGATCAAACTGTCCGATCTATATGACAACCATTTTGCTGGCCGCTGGGACGAATGGGCCCTGTGGATCGGCTGGGGGGTCCGGGTCAATTTCCAGTCTTTTTTTTCCGGAAAGGCTTTCGGGGCCATCCTGGAAAAATTCGCCCAGGCGGCGTCCGAGTCCGAGTCCCCGAAGGGGTAGACTGGCTGTTCTGGCGGGTCCTGACAGACAAGCGAGTCAACGTCACGCTCAGGGAGTTGGAAGAATACTGGACCCTGGACGATCTTCTGGACTGTCATGCGGCCCTTGACGCTCTAGACGAAGCGGCGGACGAAGCTGAACGCAGGGCCGAAGAAGAAGTAAAGAGACGCTAAATGGGCGCGTTGCGCGAAATCCTGGCTAAGTTCGGTTTCGAAATCGACGATTCGAAACTGGATTCCCTTCGGGACAGGGTTGATAACACCGCGTCCAAGATCAAAGACCTGGCGGACAAGTTCGCGGGCGGGTCTCTGAGCGGAGCGATCAAGGACTGGATCGGGGACGTCAAGGAAGCGGCCGGGGAATTCAAGGGCCTGGCCAAACTGACCGGGACCAGCGCCGAAGACATGCAACGCTGGACCACGGCCGCGAAGTTGTCCGGGTCCAGCGTCGAAGCCCTGGCCACAGGGTTCCGGGTCCTTCTCAGGAATGCCAGCCAGGCGTCCAGCGGTGGGGAGTCGGCCCTGGAAGACCTGGGGGACGGGTCTCTGGAAGCCGTTCTGTCTGGGAAGAAGGCCCAGCAAATGTTCAAGGCCCTGGGCGTGGACGTGAAAACGTCTACCGGGGAATTGAAAACCGCGTCCCAGCTTATGGGGGACGTGGGCCTGGGACTGGCCAAGATCAAGTCCCCGGCCGAACGCGCCGCCCTGGCAACGAAACTGTTTGGGCGTCAAGGCACCATGCTTCTTCCCCTGTTCGCTCAGGGGGAAGAAGGTCTAAGGGGGTTCCTGGACAGGATTGACGAACTGGGCGGCGGCGTCAGTTCGGACGCCCTTAAAGCGCTCGGGGACAATTCCAAGGCAACGAAGGAATACGACGTTGCAACCCTGTCCTTGAAAAGCGCGATCGTGACCGAACTTCTTCCGGCCATGACGAAGAAGATCAAGCTCCTGACAGACGTGTCTGTCTGGTTCCTGAAAACCCAGAAGGGGACGGAAATCCTTCGGTCCGGGATATTGGTTCTTGGGGCCGCAATTCTTTATACCCAGCGTCAGGCCGTGATTGCGGGTCTTCGCACGGCCGTTGCCTGGGCACCTACGATCCTTCTGTTCGCATTCCTGGCCCTGGTCGTGGACGACGTTTGGACCGCCATGAAGGGCGGTGATTCGGTCCTGACCAGGACCGGAAAGAAGTGGCTTGAATTCCTGGCGGGATCGTCCAAGAACGCCGAAACCAATCAGGCGGTTTGGGACGAATTCATCAAAACGATCAAGGAAACGTCCTGGTCCGACATCTTCGGGGGTTCGTTGGATTACTGGAAGGCGGTATTTGCGGGAATGCTCCCGGATACTGTCAAAGAATTTATCTCCTGGTTTAACCAGGACCTTCCAGCCGGAATCAAGAACGGGTCAGCTTCGTTCGTGGATACGGTCGTGGCCGTGTTCAAGAATATCCAGAACAAGCTTTATACCTGGCCGCTGGATCTGGTTGACGGAATCATCGAAGGGTTCGTCAAGGCCCTACAGGACCGTGGGTTCAAGATTTCGGACGCGTTCGTGGAGCAATTCCACGAATCGATTAAGAAGGTAAAAGACGCCCTGGAAATGCACAGCCCTTCCCGGGTTGTGTTCCGGATGGTTGATACCGGCATCATCGGCGCTTCGGTTTTGGCCCTGTCCGAAGGTGCCAAGCGGATCGCTGACCAGGCAACTCAAACGTTCGCACCCATGGTCCCGGACGCCGCTGGGTTTGCACCTACGGTCAAGGTTCCTACGTTCGCCACGGCCGGGCCCACTGGACCCACCATGCGACAGGTGAATCAGTCCAACCAGGTCAAGATCGTCCTGGAAGGTAACATCCCGGACGCTTACCGCGATGCAGTCCGGGAAGGCGTCGGGCTTGGATTCAGCGACGAGCGGCGGGGCATGCTGGCCGCGCTGGAAGACCTGGGGCCCTGATCATGGCCGTATATATCCTCCCGGACAGTGGCCAGTCCCTGATCGTAACCTTCGATCTGGTCGTATCCGAAGGCCACGAATCGACCAGTGAAGTAACCGAACACCCTGTGGAACGGGGATCCAATATCGCGGATCACGTCCGACAGAACCCCCAGGGCCTGACCCTGGAACTGTATGTGACAAACACGCCGATCGAAGACCTGGGTCGGGGCGCGATCAGTATCCTTCAAATCGATGTCCCGACGTATACCCCGCCACTGGCCCCGACCCCTGGGGCCCTGTTCAGCGCGGCCGAGAACGGAATCAACCAGGCCATCCGCGGTAATCCTGGACCCGTCAAGGCCCAGGTTCTGGGGTTCCCCAGTCCCTTCGATCGGGTCAAGGAAGTCCACGACGCTCTTTTGGATCTGTGGAAGAACGGGATCACTTCGTCCGTGGTAACCAGCGTGATGACCTATGACACGATGGTTTTAACCCGGATCAACATGCCACGAACCGAGCCAGGCGGCGCAACGTTTAACCTGGACCTGAAACAGATCCGCACCGTGACCACGGCCAGCGTTGCCGCCCCGAAACCGGCGGAAAAGCGCGGAGCCCCCAGCCAGTCCAAAGGGAGCCAGTCAACCAGACCCGTGGGAAGCCAGGACGCCGCTAAAGCGTCGAGTCTCGCAACCAAGGCGCTGGAAGCCCTGGGCCAGCTTTTGCCCTGATGACTACTCCGATCGAAATCCCGGTCGCGACGGACACACCCCTGTACACCCAGCGAATCACGCTGGACGGGGTTGAATACGTGTTCAAATTCGATTGGAACGATCGGGAATCACGCTGGTACTTCGGGCTATTCGCGATCGATGAAACCCCGATCGTTACCGGGATCAAGGTCGTGGCGAACTGGCCGCTTCTTCGCAGATTCACGGCAGAGAAAGTACCCCCTGGCGTGCTAGTGGCCGTGGACCTGTCCCCCGAGCGGGGAGAGTCCCCGACCTTTACGGAGCTGGGGTTCCGGGTCCGCCTTCTGTATTATCCGAAGAATGACTGACACCCTGCTTTTCAAGCGCGCGGTCCGGGTCGTGGTCGACACGATCGAAATCAAGGACCTGGCCATGACGTTCCGGGTCAAAAAGACCCTGAAACCGGAACCGAATACGGCCGAACTGACGGTAAGGAACCTGAATCCTGATCATCGTTCCCACCTGGAACAGTTGAAAGTTGCCAGCGTTTTAATTGAAGCTGGATACGAAGGCGGAACGTCAACCCTGTTCCTGGGTGATCTTCGAACGGCGATCAGCACAACCGAAGGTCCAGACATCGTTACCAAGCTTTCGAGCGGGGACGGGGAAAAGGCGGTCAAAAAAGCCAGGGTCAAAACGACCATGAAAAAGGGAACGGCTACACCCCAGAAGGTGTTACAGGCCGTGGCCAAGTCTCTGGGGGTCGGGGAAGGGAACCTGGTCCAGGCCCTTGGACAACTGGGCGGGATCGCCAATCACTTTTCCGAAGGCGTTGTGATGTCCGGGTCCGCCTTCCGGGAAATGAACGCCATTTGCAAGTCCCTGAACCTGGACTGGTCAATTCAGAACGGGAAGCTTCAAATCCTTTCCAGGGGGAAGACCCTGGACGGTCAGGCGATCAAACTAACCAAGGACACTGGGCTGATCGGATCCCCAACCGTGGACAATGACGGCGTGTTGACCGCGGTCATGCTTCTGGCCCCGGACGTCTTCCCAGGTCGCAAACTGGTCCTGGAATCCCAGCGCCTGAAAGGTCAGTATCGGATCGAATCCTGCGAATACTCGGGAGACACCCACGGGCAGGAATGGTACTCTAAGCTGGAAGCGAAGCGTTACTAACCATGCCGCTTTCAGTTGAACCTGGGGAACTGTTCCGCCGGGCCCTGGACAGCAGGGCGGCAGATATCTGGACCGCGTTCCCTGCCCGTGTGGTCACCTACGATCCAGGAACCCAGACCGCTGACCTGGAACCCCAGGTCCGTCGACCTGTCACGGACGAAGACGGGGCGATCGACGGCGAAGACCTTCCGGTTATTCCGAACGTCCCCATTGTCTTCCCCAGGGGCGGCGGGGACACATACGCTATCACCTGGAAGATTCAACCGAACGATTTCGTATGGGTCCACGTTTGCACCCACGCGATCGGCAACTGGCGGCGGACCGGCGAGGTTTCAGACCCGGGAGACGTCCGAACGCATAGCCTGGGGAACTGTTTCGCCGTTCCAGGTGCGGCTCCGAATTCCAAGACCCTGGCTCAGGCCAACGATTCGGACGGGGCCCTGGTCATCGAAGCGCCACTGACCAAGATCGGAAAGGACGCTACAGATTTCGCGGCCCTGGCCGCCAAGGTGAACAGCAATTATCAGAAGATCATTAACCTGTTCAGTGCCTGGACCCCAGTCCCGAACGATGGCGGAGCGGCTCTCAAAACTCTTACGGCGTCTCTGACCTTCGATGATGTGTCAGCGGCTAAAACCAAGGTGAAATAATGTCTGATCCCCTCGTTTCCGACGGCGACTCTGGTCTTTCCCTGCGAGAAGTGGATCCGGGGGATTCCGCCGATGGCCGCAAACGGGAGGCAACCGTCGATCGTACGGGCGCAATCCGGGTCAACATCACTGGGTCGACATCCACCGTAACGGATCCGGCCGGATCCGCGGTCGTGTCCACGACCCTGACGAATTCCAAGACCCTGAAAACGGGGGCTGGACGGCTTCTGTCCCTGGACCTGGAACTGGAACCCGGATACGCTACCGGAACGGTCTATCTGGAAATCCTCGATAGTGCCACGATCCCCTCGGATGGGGACGTGTCCGGAACCCCTTCTCTGGGGTCTTACAGGATCGAACACCAGATCGGAACCGCGGACGTCTACCCGCTCGAAAGCTCCCGGGGGGATGCGTTCACGGACGGTTGCGTCGTCTACCTGTCGACCACGCGCTATCCCACGAAGACGATCGTAACTGGGGGTCCCTGGGCCTGGTTCAACGCTGCAACGGGTGAAGCATGATTCCTGTCCGTCCCCAGATCGATCTGTCGGCCGTTCGAACGATCCGGACCTACGCCCCGAACGGGGTTGCTGATTCCGCGCCCCTGAACGCTCTCATGCGGGAATCCGGAGTCCGTGAGGTCCGGATGTTGGCCGGGACCGCGATCCTGAATGACACCGGGTCGGGAACTGGCGTTCTCGTGCCCAGTAACATCGTCTGGATCTGGCATCCGACGAGCACACTCCTGTCGACGGTTCCGGCGAACGTCCTGAATTACCCCATCGGGGTTGCGACATATACCGCCGCCCCCGGAGAGACCCCGACCACGCTTCAAGCGAACACGGTTGCGGGCAGTCCCGTGATTCATACCGTGGGACCCATTTCGGCCGGGGTTGCGATCACGTTCGGGAATACGATCACTAATCGCGTGGTCGTCCGGACCGTTCGATCCGTATCCGGGTCCGGTCCCTATATCCTGACCCTGAACAAGCCTGTCCCCTTCATGATCTCTGCGGGGGAATCCGTCACTCCTGGCGTGTTCACGTCCAACATTGAGATCCACGGTCAAGGCGGGCTCTTGTCCGGAGATGGCAATAACGGATTTGAACTGAACAAGGTTCAAGGGGGTTTGGTCGAAGGCGTCCGCGTTGCTGGGTCATTCGACACGATCATTCTATCGTGGGATCTCGGGGGGAATGATGTCGAATTCCGGAACTGTGATGTCGACGGCCGGGGCCTGTCAAAGATCCTGCTTTCGGTGGAATCGTGTAGCGAATTCCTGGTAAAGGATTGCAAACTTCACCACAGTGGCCAAACGGACACGGAAGCCGTCTGGATCACGGACAGTGACGGGGCCCTGATCAATAATCATGTCTTCGCAAATAACAGCCAGGGGATCCAGGTAACCGGGGACCTGGGCGTGATGATCCAGGGCGGCAAGATCGAAGGCCACACGACCCAGGCGGGGATCCTTCTGAACGGTGCAACGGCCACGTCGATTACCGGGGTAACGTTTTCGGACAATGCCTACGGCGTCCGCTGTCTTACGAGCGCGGAACGGGTGTCGATCTCCGACTGTACTTTCATCCGGTGTACTTCGGCCGGCATTTACCAGGATGCCGGGGAACTGTCCGTGTCCAACATTCGGACTACCGCCTGTCTGTTCGGGATCGAAAGCGAAGGTGGGCACCTGGAAATCAGGAACTGGCGCTCCGAATCGGACAGTAACTATGCCCTGGTCATGGGCCTGTCTGGGGCGGCGGACGTCCAGGTCCACGGTTTCAACTGGTCCGGGGGGAACACCTGGGCCGGAGTGTTCACCGGATCCGGGTCAAAACTGGATCTGTGCGACGGTCTGATCGCTGGTGGTACTAGCACCTATGCGATCAACGTAACCGGGGCAGATTCGATCTACGTGGAAAAGGTCCGAAGTACGGGCTGTCTTTACGGTGCCCATTCGGCTGGCGTGGCATCCGTGTGGCGATTCGGAAAGGGGGTGGACTTCTCTTCCGCTTCCGGGGCGGATATCCACCTGGACGGGTCCGCGAAATCCAACGTCGGGACCCTTACTCTGAACGGTGCCACGGGCGTTGACGTCAATTTCCCGATCCTGACCACGGAAGAAGTGTCCCTCTCCCGTACCACGGCCCTCGGTACGCCGTCCGGGATCGTTACCGTGACCAAGACCGTTGGAACCAAGTTCACGGTAACCGGCATCGCGCTGGACGTGTCCACGTTCCGTTATAAGGTCGAATGATCGCCGAACTTGCACTGGACCCTGCAACGGGGGACCTGGCATTCCCGCCCAGGATCATCCACGGGATCGAAGCCATAGCCCAGCGAATCCGGGTCCGCTTCCGTTGGTTCCTGGGGGAATGGTTCCTGGATCAACGCCAGGGCGTTCCGTATTACGCTCACATCCTGATCAAGAACCCGGACCCAATCTTGATCAGTTACGTGTTCCGTCAAGTCCTATTAAAAACCCCCGGAGTCGCTTCGGTTTCCAACTTCCAGGCATCGATCGATCGCCGTTCCAGGATGCTGACGGTGGACTTTGAAGCGACCCTGGACGATGGTACAATCCTGACCGCGCAAGCGGAACCCTTCATTATCAGCGCCTGAATATGACCGTCGGAACCTATTTGACCGCCCAGGGATTGAATATCCCGACCGTGGAACAGATCCTGGCGGCATGTTCGGCCGAGCAGAGATCCACGATTGATTCGCTCCTAAACACGGATGCGGACGGCCCCGTCGGTCAGCTTTCAGGCATCTTCGCCAGTCACCTTCGGGAAGCCTGGGAAGCCCTGCAAATCGCCTACAACGGCGAGAACCCGGACGCGGCCGAAGGCTTCCTGTTGGAAGCCGTGTCAGCGATCACGGGAACACTCCGCGCTCCTGCTACCAGGTCCAAGTTCGTCGGGGCCCGCAAACTTCGGATGACCCTGGGCGCAACTACTCCGGTCCCGGCGGGGACTACGTTCCACGTTTTGGGGGACCCGAACACGTCTTTTCACACGACCGAAGACATCACGTCCACTATCGCGGGTGACTACTTGGTGTCCGCGGAATGCGACGTTACCGGCCCGGTTCCCTGCAATGCCACGACACTGACTGAGATTTCTACGCCGGTCGTGGGCCTGAACGCGGTTATCAACGATTTCGACGCAATCCCTGGAACGAACGCTGACAATGACGCCGAACTTCGGATCAGGCGTGAACAGGAACTGAGGGCCACAGGTTCAGGAACGATCGACAGTATCCGGGCCGATCTTCTGGGGATCGCTCTGGAAGATGAATCCAAACCGATCCAGGAAGCGATTATCCTGGAAAACGTCAACGATACCACGGACGGGAACGGCCTTCCGGGTCACTCGATTGAGTGCCTCGTTTACGACGGCGTAGGTCAGGACTGTCCCGACGATACAATCGCGCAAACGATCTGGAATTCGAAGCCGGCAGGGATTCAACTTTATGGCGGTCTAACTGGAAACGCCGTCGATTCTCTGGGTAACTCTAGGATCGTCCCGTTCTCCAGGCCCACGTCCAAGGAAGTTGTATTGCTAGCAACGCTGACCCTGGCGAATCCGAACCAGGTCCCGTCCCAGTATCTGGCCGTGGTTCGCGCCGCTGTCATTGCCGAATTTGCCAAACGTGTCCGGGTCGGGTCCGTGATTCGGTGCAATCATTACGAAGCGGCCATCCTGGCGATCCCTGGGATCGATGATGCAATCGTCCAGCTTGCGTTCAACCCACCCGGAACCCTGAACCCCGCTGGAACAAATCTAACCCTGGGCGTCAGGGAGATCGGTTACATTCAAACCTCTGGAATCAGCGTCGCATGAACATCATTCAAACCGTCCGCGGTCAGTGTCAGGGATTGGTTCTGGGCTGGGGCGTCCCCGAAGAACAAAACCAGACCCTGGTCGAAATCTTCCCCCGCTGGGCCCTGACGTTCACGCCTCGGGCCCCGGCATTCGTCACCTTCGATGACTATGCGAACGCTCGTCGGGAGACCAGGGTTCCCAGAGAACATCCGGTGATCGCCCTGGGGATCGGAGAGGGCTGTACCGCGATTCGATGCCTGGCTGTGTCGGGCTTCCTGAACGTGGCCAAGTTCGTCACGATTCAGCGCCCACAAGTCCCTGAAAAGGATCTCTGGATCTGGGAACGGGTCAAGGACAGGCTTCTGGTCCTGGACACGTTCGATCCGGCCGCCCTGGTGGCGAGTCTGAAAAGCTGACCATGGCCGAAATTCTGGACGCCCTGATCCTGTTCTGGTTGGTCGGGACCTGGTTCTATGAGGGCCACCATCGGCGTTGCACTGTAAAGACCAAGTGTTCCGATTGTGGTAAGGAATCGGAAACCACCTGTTTCAGCGGACACGAATAGCCCGTGGCCTACACACCTTCCAAAACGACGGACCACACTGAACGCGGACTGACCAAGTTCCTGGAACAGTTCAAGGGCCAGCCGATCCTTTCGGCCCTTCTTCGGTCCTATCTGAACCGCGTCCAGGAACTGGAAGACGCGATCTGGGAAGTGATCCTGATTCGTGGGATCGACGAATCCGAAGGCGTGAACCTGGACGCGATCGGAGGAATCGTCGGGCGTCCGCGCCTGGGTCTGGGGGACGTGGATTATCGTGTGGCCCTTCGTGCCCAGATCCGGATCAATAGGTCGTCCGGAACCCCCGAGGACATGATCGTGGTCACCGGCCTTTCGATTACGGCTGGCGAATCGTTCACTTTCGAAGAAGCTTTCCCGGCCACGGTCGTAATCGAAGTCCTGGGCGTGGCCGTCTTTAACATTTTGGTCCTTTACGACAACCTTCTTAGGACCAAAGCGGGCGGGGTTCGATTGATCCTGGAATACTCCCTGAATCCGACCGCGGACAACTTTACTTTTTCCGACGATGACACGACGCCCAGTGATACCCTTCGGGGCTGGGGCGATGATTCGCCCGTGACCCTGGGCGGCTATTGGATTGACGTTGCAGGACCCTGACCATGCCTGTTTCTAAGCCTGCCAAACTTCCCCGCTGGGCCACGTCCGCCGGTCGCACCGTGGAACCCCCTGAAACGGGAACCACGACCACTTCCAAGGATTACGGATACATCCTTGGGACACGTCCCCCGGCCCGGATGATGAACTGGTGGAAGAACCTGGTTTATCAATGGTGCCAATACCTGGACGACCTGAACGAACAGGATTTCACGTCCAGTGGTTACGGTCCGTGGACCGAAGAACACGACTATACTGGTGGAGATTCCGGACGCGCCCCGATTACGATCACGGCCGCCGCTTCGTCCGCCGCCCCCGGTATTTCTAGCACTGGGGAAGGCGTCGGGGCGGGTGGCGTTTTCATCGGAGGGGCTAACGGCCCCGGTGTTTACGCCACGGGAAAAGGTGGTCTCGCCGGGACTATCAGCAATGGTGACGGGGCCGGGGCTGGCATTCTGGGGACCGGCGGTTCCGGGGGTGGACCCGGCGCACAATTCCAGGGCGGATCCGCGGGCGGATACGGGATCAGTTCCACAGGCGGGCCCACGTCTTCCGGTGGCCTGTTCGTGGGAACAGACGCCCAAGGGATCATCGTCCTGGTAAACAATGCCGGGACCAGCGGCAATTACCCCGGGGTAGACTCGACCGGCGCCGGGACGTCCCCCGGAGTCAAGGGAACCGGCGGTTCCGGGGGCGGAGCTGGGGTTCAGGGCGTGGCCGGCGCGTCGGGGGCCCTGGGTGGCGTGTTCACCGGGAACGCTACGGGATCGGGGATCCAGGCCACGGGCGGGTCCACTGGCATGGGCGTGGACGGACGGGGCGGCACTGGGGGTAATACCCTGGGGGTCCAGGGGACGGGCCACGGGACCGCGGGGGGCGTCCTGGGCCAGGGCGGGTCCACCAGCGGCCCAGGCGTCCAGGGCCTGGGTGGGGCCAGCAATGGCGATGGGGTCCAGGGGACGGGAGCTGGGACCGGGGCCGGTGTCCGAGCCACAGGTGGCAGTACCGGCCCCGGCCTGGTCGCAACCGGGGGCGGCGGCAATTCGTCCGGGGTCACGGCTACGGGATCCGGGACCGGAGTCGGTATCTCTGGAACCGGAGGGGCGTCCGGCGGAATCGGCGTCCTGGGAACAGCTGGGAATGCCACGTCCCCGGGCGTCAAGGGGATCGGTTCCGGGAGCGGAACCGCCGGGCCCGCGATCCTGGCCCATGCTTCAAATAGCAACAATGACGCCGCCGTTGTGGTGGATCAGGGAACGATCCGATTCACTGGTTCTAACCCGTCGATCAGTGCGAACCTGGGCACGAACGTGATCACCGGACCCACGATCGCCAAGTCCTGGGGTTGTCTTCTGATTCACACGGACGCCACAACCCCCACCATTGCCTTCCAGGGGGATGGCCACAACTACGATACGGCTTCAATCGAAGCGGATCATACTACGGTCGCGGTCACGTTCCTGACGCCTATGGCGAACGGGAATTATGACGTAGAAATCAAGGTGCGTTTCCCTGGCGGGGCGTCACATTACAAGATTGCGATCCCGGTGGAAGACGGAACCCAGGCAATCGATGCAAACGGGTTTGCATTCAGAGTTTGGGACCTGACCGCGGGGGCCATCCTGGACCTGAAAACCGCAATCGCAGGATTTTCTGATTTCGTGGTTACCTGGCACGTCTTCGCGCGTCAGTAACCGAGCGGAACGCACCGTCCGACCGGACGGCCAGCGTCAGAACAGCAAGCAACGCACACGAACGGTGCATTGTCGGGGCAGTCTCTAGAGGCCCCACAATCGAACGCGTCCGCTGAATCGGAACACTCAGTCAACCCACTTGCGCAGAATTGATCAATCTGGATGCCCCCGTCTCCAGAGTAGACGATCAAGACAGATTCAATCGGTCCCGAGCCACAAGATACCAGACCCAAAAATGCAACCAAAATAAGCCTTTTCATTTCTCCCGGTTTCCTTTCTACCCTTCGACCGCGGCCAAACGTTGCCGCGCTGCTTCAATCGCTTCCCCCAGCTTGGGGAACTGGGCCATAGCCCGTTCCAACGTCCGCCGACCACAGCCGAATCGGGCCGCGGTCGGGGTCAGGTTCCTGGTTTCTTCGTACACGACCACGACCTGGGCGATCGTGGCGTCCCTGGTTGCCTGGCACGCCAGGGCCGTCCGAAGGTCCGACGTCTGGCCCTGACCCTGGACAGGCGGCGGCATGGCTAGCGCCCCTCCCGGGCCCGCCTGGCGTCGTCCAGGGCCTGGTCCACGTCCACGTCCGCGACCCGCACGGCTCCACGTTCGTCCAGCCGCCAGACGGCAACACGGCCCAGACGGGCCACGACCTGGACCAGGGTCGGGAACACGACGGCGAACCCGATCGGACCCCGATACATGAGCCCCCGACCGATCCAGCCCAGGACGATCCCAGCCACGACGCACAGGACCGCGCACAGGACCGGGATCACGGCTTCACCTGCCCGCGGACTTCCTTGACCAGGGCCTGGGCGTCCGTCTCTTCTTCCTGACTCGGACCCGTTTCCGTGATCCCAGCCGTTTTCATGTTCAATTCCAGGGCCCGGATCAGAACCCGCAACTGAGTAGCGGTCAAACGACGGGCGATCACGTACAGGAATGCTCGCTTGATTTCGTTGGTCATTCCACACCTCTGACCCCATCATACGTCAACCTTGACGCATAGTCAACCCAGAAACACGAAGGCCCTGGACGGGAGGGACGTCCAGGGCCTTCGGCCGGCGGGTTCGGGTCGGGCTGTCAGGTGATGGTGTCGGCGTCCACGGCGGACGTGGCCCAGCGATCCCCGTCCTTGCGGAAGGTCACGATCATGTCCTTCGTGGTCATCTGGCCGGGGACGGGCTTGCCGTCCGCGCCCATGACCGGGACCGGGACCGGCATCTTGTGGGGTCCCGCGCCGGCCAGCTTGACGATCTCGCCGATCTTCGGGGCGGCCTGGACTTCCAGGGTGTGGACGTCCTTCCGGGCGGATTCGATCACGGCGAAGTCCACGCCGATCGCTGTCATCTTCGCGCGCTTGTCTTCCTGGGTCAGCTTCGGATTCGACATCTTGTTTCGTCTCCCGTCTAGGGTGTGATTGGTTTATCTCACGCCCCAGGGACGAAATCAAGCCCTAGAACACTTCCGACATCGTAAAACCGCGGGTCACGATCCGACCGCAACCCCCGGAACAGGTCTGAACCTGTTCCACGGCCTGGCCATCGTCCGGGAAACGCACCTGGTTACGAGCGGCCCAAGCGGCGTCCAGGGCTTCGGACGAAGACGCACCCATCAGACGGGCCTGGGTCCCGGCTTCGTGGGCGGCTTCGGCCTGGCGTTCGATGAATGCCGCTTCGCTGTCCCGCTGGCGCTGGGCCTGGACCACTTCGGCCGGCGGACATGCCTGGACCACGGGCGGCGGCGCGTCCACGTCCACGGGGACCACCTTGCTGCCCCTGACCGTCCTGGCGTACCGTTCAGCCAGACCTTGGTCCCCGAACGCGGGGGACGTCGTTTTCTTGCCGCTCCGATCCAGGAATTCAACCTTCCAGGCCATGGTTCAGCCGTCCTTCTGGCCGGGTTCCCTGGGTTCCAGGTCCCATAGAACGCGGGTCAGGCTTCCTTCGGCCATGGCCAGCCGTGTCAAGTTCATGTGACTGATCCCGGCCCTGTCCAGGGCCCTGGCCACAAGCTTGATCTGGACGATCATGTCCGCCAGGGCGGTCAGGGCTTCTTCCTTGTTCATGTTCACGTCCCTTCGGGCCGAAGCCCCGTTCGGTCAAGCCAGTCCTGGGTCAGGTGCATGATCTCGCCCATGACCCGGCCCATGTCCCGTTCGTGTTCCGGCGTTCCCGCTTCGGATCCCCTGGGGAGATAAAGCAGGGCAACCAACCGGACCTTTCGCACGTCCAAGCCCCAGGGGATTCCGTAGTACATGATCGGGTCGGGGAAGCTGACCAGACAATCCAGCGCGGAACGCCCAGGCGGCTGGATCACGAAAAAGTCCGGACAGGCGAATTCGTAAGGCCGGCGGGTAAATCCCTGGATCGGACCGTACCAGAAGCTGGGCAACCCGACCCGGGCGTTATGCGGCCGGCCATAGATCACGGCCAGGACCCAGATCAGGATCTGGCGGGTCGAGGTTGCGGGCGCGAAGACCACTTCCCAGATTCGGGCGATTCGTTCCAGGTCCAGGCGGAAGAACCGCCGCCTGATCCGCCGCTTCTTCTCGCTTCGGGCGCTCATTTGGGCACCTTGAACCGGACTTTGACCTGGGTTCCCAGGGTCACGTCCAGCCGAACGGGGAACCGGGCTTCCACGGCCACGGCCGCCAGTTCCGCCATGTCCACGTCCACGAACCCGGCCAGCTTGTAAGCCCCAGCGAACACAACCCGCCGGGGATTGCCGATCAACAGGTTCCAGCGCCCGAACACACCACTGATCGTGATCTCGGGATCCTTACGGAACAACTTGTAGAACAGGGCACGAACGCGGGGGATCTCGGTTTTCGTGGGGTTGGACAGGACGATCACCCCGCCACTGATTTCCAGGATATTGTTTGCCATGAGACACTCAGTATACGTCAGGGTTGACGTACGTGTCAACTAGGCTCAGGGATCTGGAACGGCGGCTGGGGGACGTGATCCGGGATGGGGTCCGGTCCAGGACCAGGGAACGGAGTGATCGGAAGACCAACAATCAACCCTCCCGGGGTAGCATAGAACCAGGACGACCAATCGGGGACCCCTTGCACGCCCAGTGCGGTCAGATCGTCCACGGTCTTGTCCGTGTTCCCGAACCAGCTAATCACGGTCACCCGCTGACCGGGAAGCGCGGGAAACATCGGGATTGCTGCCACGTCCTGATCAGGTTCGGGGGTCTGGATCGGCTGAATCGGGACCCAGTTCTGGCCGTCCCATTCCTTATCCCCCAGGACCTCCGAACCTTGACCAGTTGCGCTTCCGCCGCCTTGGTCACGTCCGGATGAATGGGCGCGTTCAGGGGATGGGGCTGGGCCGCATAGAACGCTTCCCGTGCCGCATCGGACGCCGCCTTTTCTTCCTTGACAATCTGGCCCAGGTCCCTGTCATCGGCCGGCGAGGCCCCGCACTGGACCAGAAGCCTGTCCAGGTTCGGGTCCACGGGTTCCGGGGCCGGCGGGTTCATGATCGCCCGGATCTTTTTCGCGGCCAGGGTCTGGAAACCGATCGATGCCCCTGCACCACTGGTCACGCCCAGGGCCGCATAGGCCCGGCGCAAGGTCCCCTCGTCACGGGCCCCCATGTCCAAATCCAGGGCGATCGGGGCAAACGCCAGGACCACGGCCAGATCCGTGTCCGTCAGGGGGTCCGTGTGAACGGGTTGATCGTTGACGGTATTGACGCCCCGAACACGATCCGCCAGGTCCAGGATCTGGGCCCGGAAGCCCTGGGACGTGGCCGCGTTCAGTTCGTTCATCGCCCAGAAAACCAGGGCGCGGGCCAGAATCTTGCGCTGGGGAACGGTCAGGGAGATCAGGGTTGCGAGCGTGGCGATCGTGGTCGGAGTAGTCATACCAGGACTATACGTCAATGTTGACGTACAGTCAAGGCCCGGATCACTTTTTCTTCGTGATCTCGACCCGGACCCCCAGGTCTTCCGGCCCTTCGGCGTCCTTGCACGCCTGGGCCCAGATCCGGGTCAGGGCCTGGTCAGGGGGCAAACACTCCCCGGACGTCGTGTCGAAGGGCTGGATCCCGACCCGGTATGACGTGTCCAAGACCCGCCGGATCATGGCCTGGGTCAGGGGCGGGTTCTTCGGGGCCAGGCTCGGGATCTGGGCGATGGCCGCCCTCATCGTTTCTTCTCCCGCCCCCTTGACGAAAGAGCCGGCCGCTTTGTACCCCTGGGCCGCTTCGCCGAACAAGTCCAAGACCCGGCCTTCCGCGGCCCACGCTTGCATTTGAAAATCTTGCTCCCACGCCCACGCCCAGCCAAGCTTCGTCCACGCCCTGGTCAAAATCGCCAGTTGATGTTCCGGAATCAGCCCGCGGGCAGGATTCAGGAAAACGGCCTTGGTCAGGATCTCACAGTCGGATCCGGGGCCTTCCGTAGGCCTCCCCTTCATGACCCGGGCTTCCAGGCGGCCCACGGCTTCGATCAGGGGACCGTGGGTCTTCGTCTGGGCCCAGGCCGCCAGATGATCGATCATCGCCTGGCGTTGCGGCTTCGTCAGGGCGCGGACAGCCGCGCCGGTCGTGATCTTGTTCGTGATCATGTTCCCGTCCTTTCGACCCGATCGTGGGCCTGGACGGGAAGAATACGTCAGGGTTGACGCACGGTCAAGAGACCTTGACGCCGCATCCGTGGGCGGGCAGGGCGACGCCGCTCCCGGTCTTGGTCACGGCCACCGTGATCCAGTCACCTGCGACGGCCGCCTGAGCGGACCCGGCTGCGATCGAAGTTCCGCTGACCCAGTTCCCGGTCCCGCCGCCGCCCCCGGTCTTCGTGGTCAGGGTCCAGGTGTGGGTTGCGCTCCCCGCGTGGTACAGTTTGAACACGATCGACCCGTAGTTCGAATCGTTGGACGTGAGCGTCCCCTGGGGCGTGATGATCGGGTCCACGTTGCAGGAACCGAACACGGACCCGATCACGGTTTCGGACGTCGTGTCCGCCGCCAGGGAATCGGCCGCGAATTGTTTCTGGATCCCGCTGGCCGCCAGGACCGAAGCGGCAGCAGCCGTTGCGCTGGACGCCGCGTTCGTCGCCGAACTGGCCGCACTGGTCGCACTGGAAGCGGCGGCCGTGGCCGAACTGGCGGCGGCGGTAGCGCTGGTGGCCGCGTTCGTTTCCGACGTGGCCGCGTTCGTCGCCGAAGTGGCGGCGGACGTTGCGCTGGAACTGGCCGCGGTCGTGGGCGCAGGAATGGGCAGGGGTCCGGTTCCGTACCTGACCGCCGCGTCACTGGACGTGATCCCCTTGATCGGTCCCGGAACCACGTCCCCCGCGCCGAAGCTGTCCGTCACCTCGGTATCGGATCCGTCCGTCCAGACGATTTCCCCGGCGGATGCCGCTTGCATCCAATCGGCCCATGCCCCTTCCGTGGTCACGATATCGATCGGGTCGACGATGGCGCCGTCCGAAACCCTGTAGAACTTGTGAGACATCACCCACCTACCCTTTCCTGAATCTCCCGAAGCTTTCTCAATTCGTCCAGCCCCAGTCCGGAAAGGTCCGGGACCGTTTCAACCTTGTCCGTGCTCTCCCCCAGGGCCAATCGTTCAACCCTGACCCCGATTCCGATCGCCCGGATCGCGTCCTTTATCTGGACTTCGGTCGATCCAAAATCCGGGTTCTGTTCCAGAATCTTGATCAGCCGATCCACAACCAGGGTTCCAAGCTTTTGAAGCTTTCGCCCCGCCAGACCCTGGCGTTCCGCTCGGGTTCTCGCGTCCTCGCGGACGACCTGTTCCACGGTCTGGGCCCTGGCCGCGTCCAAGTATCGGTCCCAGGCCGCCGCCCGAAGGGTCCAGCCGTCATTCCAGGCCAGGGACTGGGCCTGGGACCAGGACAGGGGACAGCCAGGCCACGGAACGCGCCGTGGCAGGGGTTGCAGTAGGTAATCCTGGAACAGGGCCCAGCTTAGGTCCGAGTCAAAGGGCTGACGGACCCACGGCCGGGCGGGGTCGAAGTCCACGCCCCAGAATAGCACAAGGCCCCGGGACCTTGCGAGTCCAGGGGCCTTGTACACGAAGCGGGCTGGTGTCAGGCGGGCTTCGACGTGTCCACGCCCAGGATCCGAAGCGTGATCAGAACCCCGTCCCACATCCAATTCCCACGATCCGTGTCCCAAGTCACGCGATCCGGGATCATGCCAGCCAGCCCCTTATCCGTGTCGATGGGTTCACCGAAATAGTCCGGGGTCCCGGGCGTTACCTCTACCGTGTGATCCGTGAGAACCGAGATCAGCGCCTTGTTCAGGATTTCGAGTTTTTTCACTTCGACCCCCAGGCCAGGTTATTGGCGTCCCATTCCGCCTTCCCGACCGTGGCCTGTTGCACCTGGCGGCGCGTTTCGTTCCAGCGCCAGCCCTTCCAACCGCGATAGCCGTTGGTCGTGGATTGGTACACGAGCACGGTTCGATCACGATACGAATTCGCCAAAAACTTGGCGTTAACCCGGGCAGAACGCCAGGCATGGGGTCCGGCTTCGATCGTCAAGACCACGCCGTCGGGCCCGGTTCCACTGAGTCGAATCTTATAGGTAGCCATGTTCACGTCCCTTTCCTTGATCGGAAATCCGTCATTGTCCAGGCCGTCCAAATCCCCGGGCCTGGCGTTCTCTTGCGTGATCTCTCGCGCCGCGTCCAGTGCCGTCTGTCGCTTGCCCATGATGAACCCTCTACCAGTTCACGCCGATGACCTTTCGTCCGCCGGGACCCTTCGTATAAAAACACGCATCGTCCGAATCCTCCGCGCGGATCCACGGGAAGCCCTTGGAAGTGCAATCGGGACACGTCAAGATCGTCCCGGGTTCCGGATCCCCATTCCTGGCCTGGAAAAGGATTTCGCGCGAACGCATGTCTTCTTCCCGGATGGGGAATCCGTACGCGTCTTTTTGCCCTGCCTTTTTCCCGCACTGCGCGCAGCAAACCTTGCCCATGTTCCCGTCCTTCTTACCCATGACTATACGTCAGGGTTGACGCATGGTCAAGAGAAAAAACGAAGGGCCCCGATCTTTTTTCGACCGGGGCCCTTCGTGGACGAACCTGAACCTACGCCAGCCAGTATTCCGCGCCCTTGCCGCGCTTGCCGTTGAACTTGACCAGCTTCTGGGCGACCAGGTTGACGATCGCGGACTTGAAGGGCTTCGACGTCGGGTCCAGGCCCAAACCCTTGGCCACGGCCGCCGGACCGTGTTTGCCCGCGTTCGCCTTGAACCAGGCCAGGGCCGCTTCCTGAGCCTGGGCGGTCAGGGACTGGTCCGGCGGCGTCTGTTCCGCCGGGGCCCCGGTCTGATTCGAAACGGCCAGCGCCGAAGCGCCCAGGGCCGCGTTCACGGCTTCCAACTTGGCGAATACCGCCTGGGCCAGGTTCGGATCCGTGGCCAGGATCAGGTTCAGCGCGGCCAGGTCTCCCTGTTCAATCAGTCTACGAACCATCGTAATTCCTCCCGGTTGTGGGTGAAACGCGCCGAACCTATCCCTGATCCCGGATTCGGTCAAGGTTCCGAGCGTTTCACGACCCGGATCCTGGAATTCGCCGTGGTTTCTGACCCGATCCGTGTCGCAGCCTATCCCACATCCACCCACCTGGAAGGCGTGGCCACGTGTCCACGTGGCCAAGGCGTGGCCAACCGTGTCCAGGGGATCTAACTATGCGAAATCATTACCGTGTCCAGCATGTCCACAACATTTTACCTAACAACTGGAATGAAAGACAGTGCATGATCGGGTGGGATACTTCCCTACTAACCCGGCAATATCGTTGTCCCACCCGAGAATATAGCGGGGGGTTTTCTGCTGGACATCTTGGACACGAAAAACCCTGTTTCCGATGAAACCCCTTTCCCGCAAAACCCAGTCCGTGGACACGGCCGCCAGGTGGTCGGATGTGGGACCATAGATTTCTAGGTTTTCTTACTGGTTGCGACCGGACCGGAACTGGTTCCTAATTCCAGGGTGCCACGTTACCAGGCCGAACACGTCCCGCCGCACCTGGGGCCAGCCCTTCGGGCCGCTCGCCTTGGGGCCGGTAAGACCCTGGCGGAAAGCGCCCAGGCCGCGTTCGTGGACCTGACCACGCTAGAGAACTGGGAGCAGGGGCGCACCGATCCCAGGTGCGGCCAGGTCTTGCGGCTGGCCCTGTTCTATGGCGTCCCTCCGCTGGACCTGTTCGGCTATGTCGTTTGAAATTCGGTTCAGCGTATTCGATCACGCGAAGGACGGGATCCCGAAACCCCGGACGATGACCTGGGACGAATTCGTCCAGGGTCTTGGTCCCGATCATCGGACCGACATCGAAGACAAGCGACGAGTCCCCGCCTTCTCCCCGGCGGAATTTCGACCCGGCCCCAGTCGAAAAGAGGAACATGTAACGCGGATCTGGTTCGGGGTCCTGGACCTGGACATGATCACGACCGTGCAACTGGCGGCCGTTTGCCAGCGTCTGGAACATTTGGACGCCGTTTTATATACGACCTGGGGTCATCCAAACGTCGCTAGCCGCGGATTGTGGAAGGTAAGAATTTGCGTTCGCTTCTCCCGGCCGGTCGAAGCCAGGGACTGGCCGCTGGTCTGGCCCGCCATGTCCGCGTTCTTTTGCGGGTTGAATGACCCCAACATGAACAGCGCGAACGAAATCTATTTCGGACCCAGTGTCCCGCCCGGAACTGATCTTCGTCTTTGCCATTTCATCGTCTTCCGGGGTGGGGCGCTGGACGTGGACCAGCTTCCCCAGGTCGCATTCGGCGAGAACCCGAAGGCCCCACGGGGCGGAACCGAAAAGATCACGCGGGAACGCCTGGAACGCCTGGCGCTCAGGTGGAAGCGATCACGGGATCCCTATCGCTCAGAAATGGGTGAGACCCTACACAAGGTCACGAAGGGGGAAGCGTTCGCCGAACCGGGAAACCGCGATAATGTCCTGTTCCAGTTGTGCTCGGACCTGGCGAAAGCCATTCCCGACGGGATCCCCGAAAGCCTGGCCGAGCATTTCGCCCATTCGTTGCAACTGTGTGGGGACAACCTGGCCGGGGATATGGCCAAGGTCAAAGACAAGTTCGAACGCGCCCAGGAAAAGGCGGCGGCCGAAGTGTTCGCAGCTGAAATGGCCCAGGTCAATGAGCGGAAGCTGAGAATCCGCCAGGCATGGGCCCACATCGATCCGACCCGTGAAACCGCGTACACGGAAGACGAACTTTCTGCGATGGCCGAATCCTGCAAATGCACCAGGGAAGAACTAAAGAAAAGGTGGATCATCCAACGGGGGACCCTGTTCTACGTTCTGGGTCCCGAAGGTGTTTACAGCCAGCCCTATGGGCGGGACGACGTTTGGAACGCGGTCCTTCGTGACCTTGCGCCGGCCGATTCCGCCGGGGTAGAACTGTGGACCGAATCCGCGAACGGGGAACCCGCCCGAAAGTCTATGCCCAGTCTCATGGGCGAATATGGGTCCGTTGCGACCAGTTACGTTCTGGACCTTCGTGCCCAGATCGCGTCTTATGACTCGGTTCAAAAACTGTTCATTGAAGCGCCGTGTCCGCTTCGGCCATTGCCCCCGACCTGGGACCGTGATGTGGCCATGTGGCTTCAAATTCTCACGGGGCCGCACCATGACAACGTTCTTAACTGGTTGGCCCAGGTCACCAATCTGGATTTGACTTGTGCGGCACTGATGCTGATCGGCAAAAAGGACACGGGGAAATCGCTTCTGGCCATGGGCCTTTCCCGGCTGTGGACCACGGAAGGGCCCACGTCCCTGGAATCGGTCCTGAAAGAGTTTAACGATCGCCTGGCCCGGTGTCCCCTGACATTCGCCGACGAAACCTTGCCCAAGGACTTCCGCGGCTACGGCCGAACGTCCGAGATCCGGGAGTGTCTTTCCGCCAGGACGCGACCCTTTAACAAGAAATACGCCCCGGAAGCCAGTATCTTGGGCGCGATTCGCCTGGTTGTGGCCGCGAATAACGAGAACATCCTGTCAATTAACGAACACCTGTCCGCCTTCGATATCGAGGCGATCGGAGATCGGTTCTACCGCGTCCCCGTCGATCCCCGAGCGGCCGAATGGTTGCAAATGTGCGATACGGCCAGCTTCATTAACCAGGACCGAATCGCAAAACACGTCCTGTGGCTTCGGGACAATTACCCCGCCAGACGGGACGGCCGGTTCCTGATCAAGTCCACGGAAAAGGAATTCGTCCGTGGTCTAACGACGCAATCGGGAATTCGGTCCAGTGTCTGTCAGTGGTTCGTTGGGTATCTCAAGTCACCCAACCGAATCGATGCTCGGGGGGACTTCGGGGTCATGGTCAAAAAGGGGAAGCTGTATGTAACCCCGAACGTCGTTTATGAAGGATGGGACGCCTATATCAAGGGGGAACCAGCCCCGAACCTGGGGAAGCTCGCCCAGGCGATCACGGAACTGTCGACACGGCGAACCCGGGTCACGTCCCCAAAGTTCCGCGGGCAGGACGCGCCGCACTACCGGGAGATCGACACCGACCACCTGTACGCCTGGTCAGACCGTACAGAGTACGCCAGCCGGGAGGACATCGATCAGGCGCTGGCCGTCGACACGGAATCCAGGATCGTCCGGACCATGACCGTTCCCAGCCGTCTGAATTAGTCCACGCTGAAAACACTGTAAACGCGGGAACTATGTCTGGATCCGCACCTAACGCGCCGCGTTAAAGACCAACCGGAAAAAATCGGAAAAATAGTGTTGACTGGTTGCCCAGGGCGGTCTAGGTTCAGGATCGTCCCGACACGTTCTCAGGTGGACGGGCGGCGGGATGCAGGGTCAAGGTCCGGACAGGTTCGGGCCGAAGGTGGGTCCACGGACGCGGTAACCAAGAATAGGAGGCGGAAGGCTCGCGCGAGTCCGTCGCACGGGTTCATGTCAGAGAAGAACGCCAAACCGAAACGACGTCCCCGGGCCGGCTGACAGCCCGGGGTCCTGTCCCGTTCGTCTAGTGGTTAGGACGGTGGCCTTTCACGCCGCCAACAGGGGTTCGATTCCCCTACGGGACGCCAAATTCCAAGGTCCGGAGTTATGAACCGGGCTTCACAGGGTCCTGGCCAGGAACCCAGCCGGGCGGGGATTGGCGCCCCCAGAAACCCACACCCAAGAAAGTAAACAGGGATATGAGGGAAATCCGCGCGGCGTCAAAGGGCGACGCATAGCACGGTCCGCCGGGGCCATCGGTGGCGGTCCCTGGCGGATTATGGGCGCGTTAGTTTAATGGGCAAAACAGCCGGCCGTTAGCCGAATGTTTCAGGTTCGAACCCTGGACGCGCCCCTGGTCCCCTTCGGAAGGGAGACTGAACAAGAGCGGTTATGACTGGGGCCGAAAAAGGGCTGCGTTCACGGGTCCTTCGGTGAAATGAATCCTCCTCCCCGGTTACTTCCGAATGGGACCGTTTTCTATGACCCCCGGTAAGATTCGCTATTCCCTTGTCCCGGTTGGCGCCCTTCGGGCCGTGGTCCAGGTTTTGACCCTGGGCGCGGCGAAGCATGGGGACCGCGGGTACGAATCAGGGGATCTTCGGGACGAATACCTGGACGCACTGTTCCGACACCTAGAAGACTACCGGGCCGGGGAATGGCTGGATAATGAGTCCACCTGGCCGCATCTTGCCCACGTAGGGGCGAACGCCCTGATTTTGCTGGCCCTGGAAATGCGAGTCAGGACCAAGGATCCGAGACTATGAGCGGGAAGAATGCCACGACCCAATTCCGTGACACGTTCGGGACCGAATCCACTTTCGCGGGCGGGACGAAGAACCCCAGTGAAATCGGGATCGTGGGCCTGGATCCCAGTCACCCCCTGTATATCAAGGGCTTGGACGTTCCGCTGGACACCTGGAACGAAGACCTGTGGGACCAGGCGCGGCTGTCCCTGGCCCTGAGCGATCCGATCGACCCGGCCAAATTCCTGATGAACATCGAAGCCGGGGCGCAGATCGATCCCGTACGAATCGTCAAGCGACGGGAACTGGTCCTGGCGTTCAACGGCCGCCGCCGCATCCTGGCGGGTCGGGGCGCGAACAAGCTTCTGATCAAGCGAGGGGAACAGATCGAAGGGTTGATCGCCCTTCCCGTGATCGCGGACAAGTCCACGGACGTGGAACTGGGGGTCCGCCTGGCGAACGAAGGCGGGCTGATTGAACCGCCCTATATCAAGGCAGCAAATGCGGCCAGGCTTCGGACCAGGGGTAGGTCCGATGAACAGATCCTGGCCGTTTACCCCATCGAACCTAACACCTTGGCGAACTGGTTTGCCTACGCGGACAATCTGTCCCCTGCGATCAAGGCGCTGATCGAACAGGGGCCGAAGGCCGAACGCTTGCCGTTTGCGATCGGCGTGGAACTGGCCAAGTGGTCCGGTAAGGGAGAGCACAAGGCCCAGGAAAAGGCCCTGGACTATCTCCGGGCTCAGGGCGCGAAGTTGACCGGCGAACGCGGCCGGGAGAACGCGAAGAACGTGATCCGGGCGGTCATGGCCGGGACTCTGGACCAGGGCGGACCCAAGGTCACGTCCGACGATGAACCCCCGAGCGTACCGCCGCCCCCGGAGCAAAACCCTACCAGGGCCCACGACCCCGCCGGGGCGGCCAGGGACGCGGCCACGGCCCCGCCGCCCCCGTCCAGCGGCCCCAAACGATCGAACGGCCCGAAGGTTACGACCGAAGCGCCGAAGCTGTCCTGGCCGGCGATTCGCCAGGTAACCGCGCACCTGGAACCCAGTGACGCCGATCCACACAAGACCAGCGAAGATCGCCTGGCGTCCGCGATCATGTCGGTGATCACTGGCCAAGATCCTACCGCGGACGGCCTGGCCGAATGGCCCCGGGTCCAGTCCAAGTTCCGGAAGGTGGTCCGCTCGGGGGACGGTGCGCCGGCCGTGGTCACGGCCCGACCCGCAACCCCGCCGGCCGTGAAAGCGGCCAACGTTCCCCAGGACCCGAAGGAGGCGGAAAAGGACACGATCCGATCGATCCCCTGTCCAAATGTCAAATGTAAGGGTGGACGCGATCAAGCGACCAGGAACCTGTGCAATACCTGTCACGGATACACGAAAATCAGCCCGGCGAGGGTGCGAGAGATTACCGCCACGAAGAAGAAGTGACCATGTTCCTCGGACCCATTCAGGAAGCTGACTCTTCGGGACCCGAAATCTGCGGATTCTGTTTCGCGGCCCCGGGAGGGACGTGCATGTCCGGGATCGGGGAAGCGTGTTGCTACGATTGCGCACAATCGTGTCCCTGTGGTGAACCCATGACTCCCAGTGATTCGAAGTGTGAAATTTGCCGGGATAAGGAGACGAAATGAAAATCACTCACCTCGTGTTCGTGGACGTGGAAACCACGGCCTTGAAGGGCCCCGCGTCACAGGCGGACGCGATCATCGAAGTGGCCGCCGCCCGCGTGGAGCTGACCAGCCGTCGGATCGAGGACCAGTTCGAAACCTTGATCCGGCCGTGGGGGGAACAGTCCACGCGCTGGGGTCTGGGCGCTGGGCGGGGCGATATCCCGGACACCTGGAAACTGGGCGACTTTCACACGAAGGCGGGCCACTTCGACGGCGTGGACTGGTCCACGGCCGTTGACCTGGACGTGGCCCTGGACGTCCTGGCGACCAGATTCCTGATTGATGGCGCTACGATCGCCGGTCAGAATCCGGGCTTTGACCTGGACCACCTTCGGCGTGATTTCGTGAATCATCACAGGCCGTGGCCGAAGCTCGATTACCACGTGATCGATCTGGTGACTGGGGCCATGTTCCTGGCCATGGCCGGAAAGGTCGAAGGGTGTTCGCTGCGACACGTGATCCCTTGGGCCTATGTTGACCCGGACCGGAAGCAGGCTCACAGGGCTGGACAGGACGTCAGGGACGAGATTCAGGTCTTCTTCGCCATGGCGGATCAGTTCATGCACGGGATCCGGCCGCAGATTTCGGGCGGTCCCATGATCGGATGGGGAGAGCCGCTGTGATCCCGGCCTGGGCCACGTTCGGGCCGTGTTTCTGGGTCCCCCTCGCAAAGTTCTTGCGGAAACCTTTGATCGTTCAATACTGGGAATGGCCCATGTTCCGGATCGTGGGTGATTCGGGGCTGGTCCCTGGCGAACATTCGACGGTGCGCCGGCCCTGGGATCACAATGTGAACAGCCGCGTTGCCACCGCTCAAAGGTGGTACGGCTGGGGCTTCGAAGACGTCCCGAAGCGTCGGACCTGGACGTGATCCGGGGCGCGTTTCTCCTGGCGTTCGTCCTGTCTCTGTTCCTGATTAGGCGCTGGACATGACCGGAACCTGCTCTAGGTGCGGCGCGATGCCCGATGATCAATGCCGGGGCGGCTGTCCCAGGACCCAGGCCCAGTTCCGCGAATGGGCCCTGGGCGTACACGAGGGGAAGACGGGTCAGCCGCTCCGGAAAGAGGATCCGTTCTATATCGTGGGCTGGATTCGGGGCCGGTTACAGTGGAAGCAACGATGACACCTTTTCAGCGCCTGATCTTGGGGATGGCCGCCGGGCTGGGACCGCTTCCGAGCATTTCGCCGCCCAGGTTCGAACTTCTTCCGCCGGACCCGATCCCGGAACCGTTGGACTGGAAACTGTCGGATTTCAACATCCGGATTCCGTCGGCCGTGGTGGTCCAGCCCTTCCGGGAACCGGACTTCTGTGAATGTGGGCCGCCCTGTCCGGGGACCGGAAATCCTAATCGACGGTGCGCCCTTTGCGGGTTGAAATTCCCGCCTTGTCTTCCTGACTGTTCTGAACTGGGCGGCCATCTTCGCGCCTGTCCGAACAATAACCGTCCACCGAAGTTCAGGCCACGACCCTGGGCCGAGCGAATCGCCCGACGGAAGCGGCACTGGGGCAAGGTCAAGGCCAGGCGATGAACACTTACGACCTGTCACAGGTTCAGGTGCGTTTCGGTGGTCACGAATTGACCTGGCGATCGTGGGACTGGTCCGCCAAGCGAAAACGAAACAGGCCGAAGCGTCGGCCCCTGGCCGAACGCCTGGAACGCCGCCGGAAGAACTGGGAAAGGGTCAAGGCCAGGCGATGAACGCCTGGGCCGCGCGGTATCTTAGTTTTTACGCGTCCACGGCAATGGCGGCGCAATGCGCTGGATTGGCGTTGCCGATCAATGCGCCCGTGGAACCTTACGTCCTTCAAGCCCTGGAACGGGGCTGGACTGGACATTGGCTGATCACTGACCGCGGGGACCGCGAAGCCTGGGCCCTGGCCGATCGACACTATACCCGCCAGACACCTGGGGCCCGGTCCTTCGTGCGTAATGGTCAAAACTTGGTTTTCGTGACCAGGTGCGGGAAAGCAGCTTGGGTTTCGTTCCGACCGACCCCCGGCAAGGCCGAACGCTGGGACGATAGGGAAGCGATTGAATGCGCCCTGTTCAGGAACGAATCCACGATCCTTTCCTCGGATCTGATCCGGGAAGCCAGGGCCTTGACGGTGGCGATTTGGGGCTGGCCGAAGGACGGGATTATTACCTGGGTAAAGCCTTCGGCGCTCAGGGCCGGGAACGTGAATCCAGGGGCCTGTTACAAGCGAGACAAGTGGAAGCACACTGAAACGTCTAAAGACGGAAAACCCATGCTGGTTGCCCCCGAAACCTTGGCGCTGGATTGGCGCCTGTGGGAATTCAAGCAAGGTCGGGGCGGGAAGCTGCGAAAAGAACTGACAGGGTGGGACGGGAAGTCTAAGCGAGTATGAGCGGCGCGCTTACCTGGGAACTGGAACGGGACCTGTACCTGGCCAGCCAAGGGGCGTCCGTGGACCAGGACCGTCCCCTGGGCCCAGCCGATATCCCGCGCCTGGAACAAGCCCTGGACCTCATCCGCCAGGCGTGCGACCATGCCAAGAACGTGAAGAAGCCGGACCTTTGCTGGAAGTGTGGCGCGGCCATGCGGCCGGGTCTTCGGAAGACGGTCCACGTCAAGGTCCCGATTCGCAAGCTCGCATGACTGATCCCAACGTCTGTCACGGATGCGGAAAGCCCCAAAAGGGCGGCGTGGTCACGATCTGTTCTTCGTGCGGAAACTGGGGCCTGTTCGGGCCCGAGTGTCTGTCCGTGCATAATGAAGGGTCCTGTTCAAAGCATGTAACGAAGTGTGACTGGCTGACCAGACAACCCGCGGGCGGAACGGACGTTCACCTGGTTCGTGGAACCAAAACGGGGGACCGCGATTACTTCTCGGCCAGTCAGATCGAACACTTCGCCCTTTGCGCCCGGAAATGGGCCTGGCGCTACCTGGACGGGATTTCGCTTCCGCCGAACCCTTATGCCGCTTTCGGACTCGACGGCCACGGCCAGATCGAAAAGTATCTAGTCAAGGGCGTCCCCTTTGACCTGACCACGGATCCGGGCGAAGCGGCTATGGCTGGACTTCATTTCCTGCCACGACCTGGAACCGCTAACATGGTCGTGGAAGGCCAGTTCACGCTTGACGCCTGGGGACATAAATTCCTAGGCTATAAGGACATTCAAATCAATCGACGGATCGGGGACGACGTTCTTCCGGACCGGGCCCCGATTGTGGAATCGAACCTGGTTGACCCGTTGCACGGCAAGATCATTCCGCTGGTCATCGATCACAAGTTTACCGGGTCCTTCAAGTGGAAGAAGACGGCCGAGATCCTACGCAATGACCCCCAGGCCGTCTTATATGCCGCCCATGCGATGGTCGAAACAGGGGCCCCGGCCTGTGATTTACGGTGGATCTATTACAAGAGGGTTCGGCCCTGGAAAGCTGAACCAGTGGATCTTCGCGTTTACCGGGAAAACCTGGAAGCGCCACTGACGCAAATTCGGGCGCTGGCCGATGAAATGGCCCGCTATAAAAAACAAGGGGTCAGGGCTCTAGACCTTGCCCCAAATCCAGGCGCGTGCGGGGCCTTCGGGGGCTGTCCTTATGCGCCGAACTGTGGACTCAGCCCCCGGGACCGGATGATCGGGATTATGTCGGACCAATCGTTGGAAGCTCGCAAATCTGCATTCCTGGCGAACATCGGGGCCCCGCCCGGCGGCCAGCCGCCCCAGCCTGGGGCCACGACCCTGAACCCGTCCCAGGGGTTCCAACCGCCCCCGGTAGCGAACGGTGCGCCCCCGGGCGCCTGGGGTCAGCCGCCGCCCCAGTTCGCGCCCCCGGGACCGCCCCAGTTCGCACCGCCGCCCCAGAACGCGGCCCCGGTCGTAGACGAACAGGTTCTGGTCCAGGCACGCGCGCGACATCCGGGCTGGAACCCGGGCGAACAGTGGTGGAACGGCGGGGCCTTCGTCCAGCCCGGGGATCCGGCGTACCCCCCGATCTTCGCCCAGCCGCCCCAGGGAACGCCGCCGGGCCCGCCCCCGAACCAGGACCCGCCCCCGAACAGCGCGGCCGAGGAAGGCGGGAAGGGGAAGGGTGGACGGCCGAAGAAGAACCAGGAAGCGATCGAACTGGCCGCTTCGGGGCTGACGATGATCGGGAACGGGTTCCTGACCGTGGCCCAGGCCCTGGGCAAGGGCCTGATCTGATCTTCCGTGTTCGTCGAAAGTCCCAGCGTCCGCGCCGTCCAGCATTCGCGGGAACTGGCTCGTATCCAGCGTCTTCCGCGCCGAACCTGGTCTGAACAGGATTCCGCCGGGTTCGCGGAACAAGTATCAGCCGCCCTTCGACGTCCGGGCGGGGTGATGACACTTCGGCCGATCCAGGCAATGGCGCTTCTGGACGCTGGGACTTTGGGGGGTCTTATCGGCCCGATCCGAGTAGGGGGCGGAAAGACTCTCATTTCCCTATTGATCCCCTACGTGATGAAAGCGCGCCGGCCGCTACTTCTGACCCGTGCGAACCTGATCGATAAGACGAAACGAGAAATGCGGGAACTGGCCAAACACTGGCCGATCCCTAATTTTATTCGGATCGTCAGTTACGAATTACTGGGTAGAGCCAACCATGCCAAACTCCTGGACGACTATCAGCCCGACCTGATCGTTGCGGACGAATGCCACAGGCTCAAAAACTTGAAGGCCGCGGTAACCAGGCGCGTGACCCGATACATGGATCAGGTTCCAGCAACCAGGTTCGTGGGAATCAGCGGAACGATCATGAAACGATCGATCCGCGATTATGCCCATTTAATGATCTGGGCCCTGAAACCGATCAACGCCCCCGTACCGTGTTCGTTTTCCGAAGTGGAAGACATCGGGGACGCGATCGACGAAAAGCCGAACAAGGGTGAACGTCAGGTCTTGCCGGGGGCCCTGTTAACCTTGTTCTGTACCCCGGAAGAACGTCTGGAAAAGGACCAGGTGGCCGCCGCCCGGAAAGGGTTCGGACGCCGCCTGATCGAAACTCCTGGAATCGTAGCCACGTCCGGGGAACACGACATTGGGGCCAGTTGCACGATCCAGGCCCTGGAATGTGCCGTCAGCCCAAAGGTGGACGAAGCGTTCAGGATTCTTCGGGACACTTGGACGACCCCCGACGGCTGGCCGATCTCGGACCCGATGACCCTGTGGCGTCATGCTCGGGAACTGGCCATGGGGTTTTATTACCGCTGGGACCCCAGGCCGCCCGATTGGTGGATTCAGCCGCGCAAGGAATGGGCGCAGATGTGTCGCTACATCCTGGGGAATAACCGCCGTGCCCTGGATTCGGAACTTCAAGTGATCAACGCGGTAGACTCGGGATTCTACCCAGAAGCGAAACCGATCCTGGAAGCTTGGCGGAAGGTCAAAACCCTGTTCACGCCGAACACGGTTCCGGTCTGGATCGATGACAGCGTGATCGACACGGCCGCCCGCTGGGCCATGGCCGCACCAGGAATCGTATGGTGCGAGCATGTAGCCTTCGGAGAAAGGCTTGCCTGGAAAACCAATCTAGTATATTACGGTAGGAAGGGCCTGGACGGACGGGGCCGACCCATCGAAGGCCACGACCCGGCCACAAGCCTGATCGCATCCGTGAGATCCAGCGGGGAAGGGCGGAACCTTCAAGCCTGGAACCGGAACCTGGTTACTTCGTGTTTCACGTCAGGAACCGAAGCTGAACAGCTAATCGGCCGGACGTTCAGACCAGGCCAGCCGGCGGACGAAGTTACGGTGGACGTCATTGTGACCGCGATTGAACACATTCTGGCGTTTGAACAGGCAAAGAAAGACGCCAGGGCCCAGGAAGAAAAGCTAAACCAGGCTCAAATCCTGAACTTCGCGGATATCGTGTTTCCGGGGCTAGAAGAAATCATGTCCAGATCAGGCCCCCGCTGGACGAAGTGAAGGGAGAGTTTCGCCTATGAGCGCCTTTTTTGGACTCGGTTCGGCCCCCACGTTCGAACGTGGAACGTTTTTCAATGCGGGGTCCCGACACGATGTCATGATCAGTCGGTGCATCCTGAAATCGTCCCAGTCTTCGGGGGACGGTCTGATCGTGGAAGTGGACATCCTGACCAGTGCGCCCACGGGCGAGCTTCATCCGGACACGCATCAACCCTTCGTTCCTTTGCCCGCGGGGACCGACGGGACTTGGTGGCAGGGTCTGACGGACAAGAACGTCGCCCTTCCCGCGATCAAGTCCTTCGTGTTCGCGGTCCTGAACCTGGGTCTCCTGGATCCGCGCCGCACCTGGCTGGAACAGCCCGTCCCCGGGTCGGAACACTGGCGATGCAACAAGACTCGCCGGCCCATGGCCCTGATCGAATCGCTCATGATCTGGGCCACGGAAGAACCCAACATCTTCCAGGGGCTGTTCCTTCACCTGGACACCAAGTTCACGAAGACGAAAAAGGGCGGGCCGTTCACGATCCACAACTGGCATCCCCAGCCCCAGGCCCTGATTCAGCCGGCCCAGGTGGACCAGTTCCTGAGCCAGGCGCGGACCGAACCGAGGATCGCGGAACCGCCGGCCCAGTCCCCCGTCCCGACCTGGGGCCAGGGTCCGAGCCAATCCACCTGGGGACCGCCGGCCGCGCCCCAGGCCCCGCCCCAAGCGCCGCCGGGCTGGAGCCCGCCCCCGACCCAGGCCCCGCCGTGGGGTCAGCCGCCGCCCGTCCAGGCTCCGCCCTGGGGTCAGCCGCCCCCGTCCTGGACCCCGCCGCCCGGGGCCCCGAGCGCGCCCCCGTCCCCGTCCCCGCCCTGGGCCCGCCGCTGATTTCTGGCCACCATGATCCCCCTGTCCCTGGATACTGAAACGGCGCTGATTCGGCCCGGGGTTCAAATCCCCGAACTGGCTTGCGTCGCGATTCAGTCCCGGGGGCTGGGGGTTCGTGAACTGTTGCACTGGACCGAATGCCGCCAGGCCGTGGAATGGGTCCTGACCCAGCCGGACGTCCTGATCTTCGGCCATACGATCGCCTATGATATGGCGGTTTTTGCGGCGCATTTTCCCGACCTTCTTCCGCTTATTTTCGCCGCTTACAACGCGAATCGGATCACTTGTACGGAAGTTCGCGCCAAGCTTCTGGACATCGCCACGGGTCAACGGAAGTTCTACACGGACGAAGACGAAGGGGCCAAAAAGTCCGGTTACAGTTTGGAACTTCTGGCGGAACGGTTCCTGAACCGGACGCTGGATAAGAACACCTGGCGTCTTAAATATGGCGAGCTTCGGAACTTCCCGATCGCCCTGTGGCCCGCCGGGGCGCGGAAATACCCCCTGGACGATACCGGGGCCACGGAAGACTTATTCTGGATCCAGGAACAATCCGCTGATCTTCTCGTGGACCAGTTCCGCCAGGCCAGGGCCGCGTTTTGGATCAAGCTTATGGCCGCCTGGGGACTTCGGACAGACGTCCAGGGAGTCCGAGCGCTGGCCGAGCGAACCCGCCAGGAATACGAATCGATCGCCAAGGATCTTCGAACGGCCGGATTGCTTTGGGGCGTCCGGCCGAAAGGGGCCAAGAACTGGGGGAAGGCGGGTTCAAGAAACGTCAAGGCCGTTCGTGAACGGGTCCGGACCGCTTACGCGCGAATGGGCAAGAGCCCGCCCCAAACTAAAGGCGGGGACACATGCGCCGACGGCCAAACTTGCGAAGACTCGGGGGACGATGTTCTGATCAAATACTCGCAATATGCGAGCCTGGGGAAAGTCCTGTCAACGGATATCCCCTTGTTGGAAGGTGGACTGACTTGTCCGATTCATTCCAAGTTCGATTCCTGTAAGGACTCTGGTCGAACCGGGTCCAGTCACCCAAACGTCCAGAACCAGTCCCGCAAGGGTGGGGTTCGGGAATGCTTCGTCCCCAGGTGTCTAACCTGTGGGCGGGTTCATACCTCGGAAGACGTAGTTAGAGCGCACTGTCTATGTTGCGGCCAGCCGCCCACGGTCTTTATTTCGTGCGACTACTCCGGGGCCGAACTGTGCGCGCACGGTCAAGTGAACTTGACCCTGATCGGTTGGTCCGCCCTGGCTGACGCAATGAACGCGGGCCAGGATCCGCACCTCATGATCGCGGCCCAGATCCTGGGACGACTATATCCGGACGTAAAAGCGGAATACGATCAGGATCCCCGTCCAGCGAACTGGGACAAACTGGACGAGCTTAGGCAACTGGGTAAGATCGCTAATTTCGGGTTCCAGGGCGGTCTAGGTGCAAAGGGCCTGGTTGCATTCGCCCTGTCAATGTTCGGGATCCGGCTGACGGAAGAACAGGCCGCAAGCTTAAAAAAGACCTGGCTTGCCACTTGGCCGGAAATGGCCGACTACTTCCGGATGATCAACCGAGCCGTGAATCAGAACCGGCCCCAGGTCACGCAACTGTTTTCGGGCCGCGTCCGCGGGTTCAGCGGCCTTCGTGCGTACACGGAAGCCTGTAATACGATGTTCCAGGGCCTGGCGGCCGATATGGCTAAGGCCGCCGGTTGGTATATTATCCAGGCGTGCTTTGACCCGTCTTCGCCCCTGTATGGTTGCCGAATCGTGAACTTCGTTCATGATGAATTCATCCTGGAAGCGCCGGAAGACCGGGCGCATGAAGCGGCCCTGGAACTGTCCAGGCTCATGATCAAGGCGGCCGGGGAATGGCTGCCCCAGGTGCGGATCGCGGCCAAACCCCAGGTAATGCGCCGCTGGTCCAAGAAAGCGAAACCCGTCTGGAAGAACGGCCGGCTGGTCCCATGGGACCTGAAAGTGGCGGCCTGACATGAGCCTGATCACAACCTTCGATTCCGGGGAGTTTACAGGTTGGGCCCAGGGCCGGAACGGTCGCCTGTTGGCCGCTGGTCTGGTTCACGTCTTTCCGCATAAACCCATGGGACAACTTCCCATGGCCCAGGGCGGGATCGTGACCATTGAAAAACCCGTCCACCGTCGCAACGGCCGAACGGTGGACCCGAACAAGATGATCACCTTGGGGATCAAAGTCGGGCGCTTGGTAGAAACTTATCTGGTCCTGGGCAACGAAGTGGACGTGATCGTCCCCAGTGATTGGAAGGGCGGAACGCCGAAAGAGATTCAGAACAAGCGCGATCAAGGTGCGATGACACCGGAGGAAATGACCATCGTGGGGCCGGTGATCAACGCGGTAGCAGAGTCCTACCGAAATAATGTCTGGGATGCGATCGGGATCTTCTTCTGGACCGCCCGACGGCAGAAAGAACGAACATGAAACTGGAAGCATGGGTCAAGGAACGGACCGCGACCACGGGAACCAGCAAGCGCGCGGTCCTGGAAGACCTGGCGGAACGGGCCGGCGTTGCCTACATCACGCTGGAGCCGATCGCCCGTGGAGCCCGTATGGGCAACTACGGGAAGGCCTTGTCCGTGTCCGAAGCCACGGGCTGGAAGGTCAGCGTCCTGGACCTGTGCGACCCTGACCCCGAGCGGACCGCCGCTCACATCATCGCCCAGTATCAGCCCCAGGTTCAGCCGTGAACCCGCGCGCGGTAAGGGATGAAAAGGGGAGGGCGGTTCTGGCCCAGGCCCCGAGTGGATCGGGTCTCTGGACGTTCCGGACCAGACCTGTGAAAGATGAAGGCTCATCCAACCTGGTTGGGCGGACCGGGGAAATCATCACTAGAACGGTTCATACTGTGATCCTAGAATCAACCCGCGAAACCGCTGTGGAAGATCGCTTGTTCGTGGACGCCCGGAAACGGGCGGCTCAGATTCTGGAAGTGGACCCACTGGAACTGGAACTGATCAAATGTCCGACCTGACTAAGATTCGAAGCGAGATCGACCCCGAGCAGGTGGCCGTGGATCAGGCGCTGATCAAGCTTCGGGTGCTGGTCATCGGGGACGAAACTACCCTGACCTGGGCCGGGGACCTTCTGAAACAGGCAAAGATCCGGGTCAAGGAACTGGAAGACAAGCGGAAGGAAGTGACGCGGCCGATCCTGGCGGCAAAAGCGGCCGTGGATTCGATGTTCAAGCCCTTGACCGAACGTTACGGCCAGGCGGAAGCGATCTTGAAGGGGAAGATCGCCGAATACATGCGGGCCCAGGAAGAAGAACGCCGCCGGATGATGCTCGAAAGCGCGGCCGAACACGCCGCTGGGGGGACACCTACCGCGATCATTCCGGAACCCGCTCAGGTTCAGGGCGTGACCATGCGAAAGGTCTGGACGTTCGAAATCGTGGACCAGAACCTGATTCCCCGGGAGTTGTGCTCCCCCGACACCACGAAAATTCGGGCGGCGGTTCACCTCGGGGCGAGAGATATTCCCGGGGTTCGGATCTTTGAAACGGATAACATGGCGGTAAGGACATGACCCGCGCCGTTCAACTGTCCGCGGAATCTGTCGAGCATTACGGTCCGGATTACCTCGCCCCTATGATTCGGGACGTCTTCGGTGGACCCATCGATCTGGACCCTGCTTCATGTCCCCAGGCCAATCAACTGATCGGGGCCACTTGGTATTATTCGAACCGCGGTTTGGAAAAACGCTGGTTCGGAAGTATGTACGTCAATCCGCCAGGCGGCCGGATTCGCTATCCGACCAAGTTTCACAATCAGGCGGCGGTCTGGTATGCGACGCTTGCACATAGGTTCGCCCAGGGTCAGGTCGCCCAGGCCGTGTTCATGGTCTTTAACCTGGAACTGATCCGATACGCCCAGGGCTGGAAGGTCAGACAACCGTTCGAATTCCCCTATTGCGCTCCGAAAGAACGGATCGATTTCTGGAAACCTGGTCCCCAAGGACGTCCAGTTCCCCAGGGCGCGCCAGGCCATCCGAACGCGATCATTTACATGGGCCCGAACGTGGACAGGTTCGCCGAAGTGTTCCGCGCCGCTAGACCCGGGACGGACTGGGCTGGGGGGTATTGCTACAACATTCCACCGTTTTAGAGGTGCAACCGTGCGCGATTGTAAATGCGTCTGGAAACGCAACCGGCGGTTTCTGATCTGCTCTCAGTGTCAACCGCTGGTGATCATTGAATCCCCTTTCGCTGGGGACCAGGCCATGAACGTGGCCTATGCTCGGGAATGCCTGGCCGATTCCCTGGCCAGGGGGGAGGCACCGTTCGCCAGTCACCTGCTCTACCCCCAGGTCCTGGACGATAACGTCCCCGCTCGTCGGAAACAGGGAATTGAAGCCGGCCTGGCCTGGGGTCATACCGCTGACCTGACCGCGATTTACACGGACCTGGGGATCTCCGAAGGAATGAAACTGGGGATCGAACGCGCCCAGAAAGAGGGGCGGCGCATTGTTTATCGCCAGATTCGGGCCGAAAATCCGCCGCACTACTCGGATCGTTAGTGGATCTGTTCAGTCTCGAAGCGCGGATCGCAACGGACCGGGCCATCGTCAGCCAAGGGACGTTTTTCGATTTTTTCCAGATGGCCTGGCCGCAAATCGATCCCGCGCCACTGGTCCTGAATTGGCACCTGGAAGAGAAGTGTAGTCACCTGGAAGCCGTGTCCAGGGGCGAGATCCGACGGCTGGTCATTAACGAACCGCCGGGGTCAGGCAAATCGAACACGGTAAACATTCTGTGGAACGCTTGGGAATGGGTCCACCGTCCTGAAACGAAGTTTCTTTTCGCTAGTTTCGACGTTTCCCTAGTCGGGACCCGGGACGGCGGGAAGCTGATCCGCCTTCTGTCCAGTGACTGGTTCCGGTTGCGCTGGGGAAACTTGCTCTTCCCCGGTAAACCAGCCGCTTCGATGTTCGAAACCGTGGCCGGCGGGTTCCGGTTCTCGACCAGTCCAGGGGGCCGCGGAACAGGTCGACACGGGGACATTCGCGTGATCGACGACCCGATCAAGCCCCGGGACGCGGCCGGCGGGGCGACCATGACCAAAAACGCCCTGGAATCCGTTTCGAAATGGTGCGCCGACACCTGGGCCAGCCGCGCCACTGACCGGACGTCGGTTCGTGACGTCCTGATCATGCAACGGCTAAACACGGACGACCTGGCCGGGGAATGGCTCCGCGCTGGGAACTGTGTCCACCTCCGGTTCCCTATGCTTTACGACCCAGACCGGCCCTGTAAAACGGCCTGGGGCGGGGACCGAAGAACCCAGAAAGACGAGCTTCTTTTCCCGAAACGATTCCCACTGGAAGAAGTTCTGGACATGCGGGACGGGACATCCCCTCTTTCAATGGGCCCGGATGTATTTGCGGCCCAGTGCCAACAGGAACCAGTCCAGAAGGGCGGCGGAATCTTCCGGGAAGAATGGTGGCGCTTCTGGGATTACCAAGAGGGGATTCCCGAGCCTTGTCTATGCAATAAATGCCGGCCGCTGAAACGGACGATCCCCGGCTGTCCAGACGCCCCGTCTAGGACTTGCCGCGTTCTTCCACGTCAAAACGTCCTTGACCTTCAATCGTGGGATTGCGCGTTCAAGGACACGAAGACATCTGATTTCGTGGCCGGCGGCCTGATTCGGGTCGGGGAAGGGGCCGTGTTCTTGGTCGAGTGTCGGAACGAACGCTTGTCCTTTACTCATACGGTGGAAGCGATCCGGGTCATGTCTCAGGCCAATCCACAGGCGTATGACAAGCTGGTCGAAGACAAGGCGAACGGGGCCGCGATCGAAGACACACTGAAAGCCGAAATCCCCGGGATCACGCTCGTAAACCCAGAAGGCGGGAAAATCGCCAGAGCGAACGCCGGATCGATCTACATGAGCGGCGGCCGATTCTATCTCCCCCATCCCAGAATCGCGCCCTGGGTCTGGGCGTTCATGTATCAACATGAGAACTTCCCCAGGACCGTGAACGATGACATGGTGGACATGGTATCCCAGGTTCTGGTAAGATTGAAAAAGCACGGCGAAGACTTCTCCAAAGCCATGGCCAAACTACGGGGCGAAGCAGCATGAGCGGAACGATCTGGGAACGAACCCTGGGACTGGTCGGAAGCGCCCTGCGATCGGATTCGTGGGAGAATTTTTGGACGGGTTTTGGAACCAGACGTGACAAGACCCAGGGCGGCGCGTTCAACCCGAACGCGCGTTTGACGGACGTTGAACTGACGCACCTGTATCACCATGATGATATCGCGGGGCGGATCGTGGACCTGGTTCCGCGGGAAATGCTTCGTCAGGGCTTCGGGATCACTTGCAAGGACCCGGAAGCGGCCCAGGTCGTAGCTGCGAAGATCAAGACCCTGGATACCGTCAATCACGTCAAAAGAGCCGCAATCTGGGGCCGACTGTTTGGCGGGGCGCTGGTCATGCTCGGGGCGGACGATGGTCAGGACGCCCGTCTTCCGCTGGACGAATCCAGGATTCGATCGTTCACCTTTCTACAGGTGTATGACCGCCGCCGGGCCCAGCCGGACACCTGGTACGAAGCGGCCACGGATCGGAAGTTCGGCCAGCCCCAGGTCTACCGCCTCACGAACTACAGGACCGGCGGCGTTTCCTATGTCCACGAATCACGCCTGATCCGGTTTGGTGGGGCCATTACCGGGGATTATGAACAGTGGCAAAACGTGGGCTGGGACTACTCCGTCCTTCAAAAGCCCTACGAAGCGATCCGCGCCTTCCAATCCGTCTACCGGGCGGCCGAGATCATGATGGCGGACGCGTCCCAGGGCGTGTTCAAGATGCGCGGTCTTCTTTCGATGATCGCGGCCGGGAAATTGAAAGACCTTCAAACCAGGGCCCTGTTCCTGGACGAATGTCGGTCCGTGGCCAGGGCCGTGTTCCTGGACGCCGAAGGCGGGGAATCGTTTGATAAGGTCCAGACCACGTTCGCGGGCGTGGCCGAAATGCTGGATCGGGAAGCCAACCGCCTCGCGGCGGCTACGGAAATCCCGGTTACCAAGCTTATGGGCCAGGCCCCGGCCGGTTTGAACGCCACTGGGGCAAACGACGTTCGGGGCTGGTATGACACGGTTCAGGCGGACCGCAAAACCGAACTGGAACCGCGCCTGGAACGAATCGTCCGCCTGGTTTCGATCGCGGAACGGGTCGGGGATCGCCAGTTCGGGGTTTCGTTCCTTCCCCTGTGGCAGGAGACCCCCAAGGAACGAGCGGACCGTTTGAAGGTGGAAGCTGACACGGCCAAGGTCTGGATCGATGGGGAAGTTTTGTCCCCCGAAGAAGTGGCCATCGCCCAATTCAGTGGCCCCGAACCCCAGCCCTATCGGATCGATCCGAAGACTAGGATCCAGAACCAAACACTGGGCCCGAATGACGTCCCTGGGGCGACCCGTCCGACCCCGAACCAGGGTCCTGGGATTCAAGGACAGGGACAAGACAGCCGCTATATCCAGGGACACGGTGAAACGCCGTCGCCCTAGTTCGCAAAAACGCCGGTCCAGCGGAATCAAACCACCGCTGGGGGTCGCGTTGTCGTATGCCGCCGCAATCCGGGGCTGGCTGGAAGACCTTCAAGCCTACATCCTGAAAACGGTCCTGGACGGCTGGGAATCAAACAGGGTCGCGTTCCCGGGGACCGTTCCCAGGACTGACGCGTCCGATTTCGTCGGGACCAAGATCGGGGGAATCAATCTTTACCTGGAAGAACGCCTGGACCCGTCCAAGCTGACCCCAGAGATCGCCAAGTTTGCAAAACGGGTCGCGACCAAGAACGGGGAAGAAGTCCGGCGGCTGATCGGGATCTCGGCCGGTGACATCGGACTGAAAACGACGCTGGACGGGTTCCAGGACCGGAACGTGGGTCTGATCAAGACCCTGGCCGGGAAACAGATCGACGACATCCGAACCCTTCTGGAACAAGGGGAAATCGGGGCCTGGCGGGTCGAAGAACTTTCACAGAAGATCAAGGATAGTTTCGGGGTCAACCAGTCCCGGGCCGATCTACTCGCCAGGGACCAAACGCTGAAACTGAATGGGGACCTGACCAAGGTTAGGCAACAGAACGCGGGGATCACAAAATACATCTGGACCGCGGTCGGGGACGATCGGACCCGACCCATGCACGCTGAACTGGATGGCACGATTCAGCAATGGGCGGTTCCGCCGCAAATCTCCCCAGACGGGCGAACGGGCCATCCTGGGGAAGACTATCAATGTAGGTGTACCGCCTTTCCGGTCCTGGACGAACTGGAAGAACCCGGCTAGGCTCTAGGGCCTATGATCGGCGTCTTTCGCTATGACGTCGGGACCCTGGGGGACCTGCAACGCACGCCCCAGGGCGGATTCAGGATCCCAGCTTTCCCTACGCGCGTAGGTGTCTTCCCCTATCGCATGGCGGACGGGACCACGCGGCGAGAGTATCGGCCGCCGGAAGAAGTCCTGGATCCGGCTAGTCTCGCGACGCTGGCGCATGCCCCGGTCACGGATCTACATCCGGAACAGGATGGGGTCCGAGTCCCGGTAACCCCCGATAACTACAAGGAACTGGCCCTGGGCCACGTGGCCGAGAACGTCAGGGCGGAAGGGGATCACGTCGCTTGTGATGTCCTGGCCCAGGACGCTGGCCTGATTCAGAAAATCGATCAGGGCCTTCGGAAAGAGTGTTCTTCCGGCTACACGTGTCAGATCGACCCTACGTCAGGGACCACGCCCCAGGGCGAAGTTTTTGACGTGATCCAGCGTCATATCCGCTATAATCACCTGGCACTAGGCCCCGAAGGGTGGGGCCGGGCCGGCGGGACCGTGGCCTTGCGGTTGGACTCGGGGGACGGTATCCAGGACCCCCAGAAGGACGAACACGTGGAAAAGGAAACGATCGACGGCAAGGAATACATCGTGGGCTCGGCTGAATGGCGAGCGGCCAAGAACGCTGTACTGGCCAGGATCACGGCCGAGCGGGACGCCGCCCAGGGTCGGGCGGACGCGGCCGAACAGGGCCTGGCCAGAGCAAAGGCCGCGGTTCCCGATCCCAAGGTCTTCCAAACCGCGGTTACTCGCCGCGTGGCCCTGATCACGGACTGCCGGCGCGTGGCCAGCGCGGCGCGTGTCACTTTCGACGAAGCGAAGGCCGCCGTCGCCGACGATCAGAACCTGATCCTGGAAGCGATCATGCTTCTGGATCCCACGTTCAAGGCCGAAGGGAAGTCCCCCGAATACCTGGCCGGATATTTCGCGTCCCTGGTCAAGGGTCTGGGCGCGGGGGAAGCGGCCGAAGGGCTGGACGCCAAGAACGCGACCCAGACCACGGGAACGCCGCCGGGCCCCATGCCGCCCCCGGGGACCCAGAAGACGGACGCGGCCCAGGGGTCGATCTTCTCGGCCCGCCAGGGGAACCCGATCACGAAGACGGACGCGGCCGAACAGGAACCCGATCCGGAAAAGGCGCGGCAGGAAATGCTGACCCGCAACCGGAACGCCTGGAAACCGTCCCAGAAGACGAACTGAGAGGAACCGCCTATGGCCTTCGTTCAAATCCCCCAGATCGATTACCCCCTGATCCCCGGGCCGGCGTTCCCCGGCATGCTGGCCGATTCGGGCGATCACGACATCGCGACCGGGATCGCCGAAGTGGCCCTGGACGTCGGGCTGGGGGTCGTGGTCGGGTCCGTGACCAGCCCAGGGTTCGGAACCGGGACGGCCGGCGCGTCCGGACCCAGCGTCAAGCTTCCCGCCAGTTCGGGGGATGTGGCGAACCTTCTCTGGGGCGTGACCCAGTATCTGGCCGCCCGCGAACCCCAGCCGGATATCGCGCCGAACCGCTACCGGATCGGAGACGCGATCCCGTGCGTCAAGGTGGGCCGGATCTGGGTTCAGGTGGACGCGACGTCCGGCGCTTCTCTCGTGGATCAGGGTCCCGTGTTCCTGGTCTATTCGGGTGCGAACGCGGGCAAGTTCCGCGGGGATACCGGGGGAGGGACCGCGGCCCAGATCACGAACGCCAAGGTTCTGACCGGCGGTCTGGCCGGCGGGGTCGCCAGGATCCGCGTGAACCTGCTCTGAGATCAGCCAGGACGAAGAAGGGACGATCAGGTCATGTTCAACCGACAAAGGGTAGAAAAGCTTCTGGCCGATCTCGGGTTCCGAGCGGACGCGGCCGAACCGGAATGGCGGTTGGACAGCGGTGAAACCGCCGCGTTCACCCGTCAACTGATGTGGATCGAAACGGCGATCTACGAAACGGAATATCCCGAGAACCGGGCTCGCCAGTTCATCCCGGAAGACGGTTCGGTCGCGAATTGGGCCGAAACCTACACCTGGCGGATCTGGAACTGGGCGGCCATGGCCACGCTGATCAGCCGCTATTCCGATGATTTGCCCGCGGTCGACGTGATGGCCGCAGAGAAGATCCAGAAGATCGAATCTCTGGGCGTCAGCTTCGGATATTCGATCCAGGACCTCCGCGCGGCCAGCCGCCTGAACATGCCGCTGGATACCGAGAAAGGGGATCTCGCCAGGAGAACGATCGAAAACAAGATCGAAAATCTGGCCGTCTTCGGGGACGCGACGTCCGGGCTTCCCGGCTTCGTCAACATGCCCAACGTCCCGATCCTCAGTTCCCCCACGGACCTGACCGGGAACTGGCTGACGGGCGCGACCCCCAAGGAAATCTTGGCGGACATGCACGCAATGCCGAACGCGGTTGACGAAAACACGAAGGGGACGCACAAGGCGAACACCCTTCTTCTTCCGCGCCGGCATTACCGCCACATCGCGACCACGACGCTCAACGATTTCACGTCCGAAACCATCATGACCACGTTCCTGAAACAGTCGGACACGGTTCGCCAGGTGGATCAGTGGAACTATCTGGACACGGCTTCGAACGCGTCCGGACCGCTGGCCGTCTGTTACGAGAAGAATCCCCGCGTGGTCAAGCTGGTCATCCCCCAGCCCTTCGAAATGATGCCACCCCAGGCGGCAAACCTGGCGTTCAAGATCCCGTGTCACGCCAGGTACGGCGGGGTAAGCTGGCGCTACCCCATGGCCGCGGTTTACGGGGTCGGACTGTAGCCTTCCCAGGACCGTCCCGCCCCCGAGGCCCCAGCCCCAGCGGAACGCGGCAAACCGCGGCCCTGGGGCCTTGTGGGTGAAAGGACGGGAGAATGGGAAACCCCTACACGAACACGCGCCCCAGCAAGGTCTCTT